GAATAGTTATGATGGAAATTATGATGAAATAAGAGTTAATAATACATTATTTTATGTTATGAGAATTGATTAAAAACAAAATTCAAGTTATAATTTAACTATGGCTAGAAAGAAAAAAATGTCGTTTAAGTTGGACCCTGAATGGTTATTAAAAGAACCTTTAGATTTTGAATTCAATAAGTATACCTTGCTCGACTACCTTCAGAAGTGTGAAAAAAGATTTGACAAGTTTGAAATATATCCAGACTTTGTTGAGTTATCATTACATCTGGCAAATCTACAATCACTAATTAAAGAAAACACACTCTTATTAACGGACAAGAAGTTTGAATCATGTGATGATGAGATTCTGTTGAAAGAATTATATCCAAAAAAACCGAGAGACCTCAGCGAAAAAGAAGAAGTAGAACTCGAAAAAACCATAAAATATTCAGGAAACAAATTATTTGATGCTTTTAACCAAGCAAAATCAATTTGGAATTTAGCTTACGATAACGTGAACATTACTCTCAGAAAAAACAAAAACAATGTAGGTTATGGTAAGGGTTACTTATTTTATCATAGAAAGTTAGACGATAAGATTTTGGTTTGGGAATATGATATCAAAAAAATAAAAGGAGACGATGTGAATAGTAAAACATACCTTAGTTTAATTTTTGAAGATTCTCCTGTAGATTTAACTTTGCCAACAATTCTTGATAACTTTTCAACATGGAATACTAAACCATTTTACCAAGAACTTCCTGTATTTGAGATGAAAAATACTCAAGATTTTCCTATGGAGGCTACATTAATTCCAATTGTAAAGAGAAAAATAATGGCTTATGTTTATCAAGTTGTTAACTTTGAAAAGATAAAAAACTTTGACTCTGAAATATAATTCAATTATATTTTAGTATGGGATTCAATAAAAGATTTGTTGTTTTAGAACATTGTATCAGAGCATTGGAAAACAATGACTTAAAAAGTTATTACGGTAAAAGTGATACGTTAGTATTTGAAGATGAAATGTCTTCAAAAATTTATAAACTCTACTGTGAAGGAAAAAGTGAATCAGAAATTTTATTAATTATAAATCAAAACATGGAGGAAAAAACCTATGAAGTGCATTAAATCAATCAAAACACTAAAGAACACAGAGATTGGAGAAATCGTAAGAATCGATGATGTGGAAGCAGAATCTAAAGTTAAAACAGGTTACTGGTCTTACATTTCGAAATCTGAATGGAAGTTATCAAGAGGTAAGAAAGTTGTTGAAAAAACAACTGAAGAAGTAACCGCTCAATCAACCGAACAAGTAGATAAGAAACCATATAAAAAAGGTTCTAAACCTGAGAAAAAATCAAAATAATCTTGAAAAAGTTTTTACGTAAAATCGATTGGTGTATTGATTACTATTTTGTATGGATGTTATACAATGGTAATAAGACTCATCGTTACATAGAATACATGGAAAAAAAGTGGGGAAATGGAATTAGATAATATTAGTCCCGACGGTGGTATCAATATTTCACAAAAACATAAAATTTTTTTATGGCTTTGGAGTAAATGTGGAACAACTCATATGAAACAAACTCTAAATAATTTTGATTTCAAATTTTACCGGATAGTAAAAGGAGAGCTGTCTTTAGAATCGAACAGTATATCTAACAATCACCGATGTTTACTTTTTAATGGGCATGAAAATTACAAAGTATTGGCGGCAATCCGAAATCCATACTCGAAATTTTTTTCTGAATTCACATTTACAAGTAAACCTGAGAAAATTCTGCTCACAGAAAAAAATATTGAAAGATTCACCGAATTTTTGGAAGATAAATTTAGTAGTGATTTTTTAGTTCGTGAAAATTGTTGTGATTTTTTTGTTAGAACACCTGATTATGTAGTCAGGGTAGAAAATTTGTATGAAGACTATTCAAAAATCCCATTCATAATTGAAAGTGACTATTTCAAGAGTGGTAAATTGAAAGAAAAAACTAAGGTCAGAGTCAATGTATCAAATGAGGACGAAAGTTTATGGAAAAAATTCTACACCAAAAATACTGCGGACTTAGTTTATTACAGAATGCCAAGATACTTTGATTTGTTTGGATACGATAAAAATTCTTGGAAGAAATAGAACTGTCGATATTAAATAATAAAATATGGAAATAGAAGAAGTAAAAGAAATGGTAAATGGGCCAGCCCACTATGGTGGAGTAGATAATCCATACGAAGTAATTAAAGTCTGTGAAGCTTGGGGATTAGATTATGACGCCTATCTCTTCAATGTGGTAAAGTATGTAGCAAGGGCAGGTAAGAAAGATGACACAAAAGAACTTGAAGATTTGAAAAAGGCTGCATTTTATTTAGACCGTAAAATTAAAAACTTAGAGAAATGATTATTTGGTTAACAGGACAACCTGGTTCAGGCAAGACAACCATTTGTAAGAGAATCCTTTGGGATAAACCTGGTGTTTTTCACATTGATGGTGATGACCTCAGAGATTTATTTGATAATAAGGATTACTCTGAGAGTGGTAGAAGAAAGAATATCGAGCTAGCCCAACAAATTGCACATTACCTTCACAAAAAAGGTAGCGATGTGGTTGTTTCTTTGGTTTCTCCTTACAAAGACCAAAGAGATAAGTTCAAAGAAAAGATGGGGGATAATTTGGTTGAGGTTTATGTTTATACTTCAGAAGTTAGAGGAAGAGAAGATTTCTTTGTTAATGATTATCAACAACCAACAGAAAAATATCTTGACTTAGATACGACAAATGAAAGTATTGAGGAATCAACAAAAAAAGTTTTATATTATGCAAAAAATTCACGTTGAAGGAGACCCTAAATTAAAGAACAGTTCAGGTAAACAATATTCAATGTTTATCGGAAGATGGCAACCGTGGCATTCTGGTCATAGATGGTTAATTGACCAAAGGTTAAATCAAGGTAAAAATGTTTTGATTTGTATTAGAGACATAGCTCCTGATGAAAAAAATCCATTCACGGCTCAACAAGTTTATGAAAATATTCTTTTTAAGTTATCGGATTTAATAATTGAGGAAAGAATTAAGGTCCAAGTTATCCCTGATATAGAATCAGTAAACTTTGGTAGAGGTGTTGGTTATGATATCATTGAACATATACCACCACAAGAAGTTAGTGAAATATCTGCAACTAAAATAAGAGAACAATTAAAACAAGAAGGAAAATTATAATGGAGAATTACATCGGAAAGGTTATTAGCGGGGATTGTATTAAAGTAATGGCTGAAATGCCTGAGGCTTCTGTTGATTTGATAGTGACTTCACCACCTTATGGTGTGGGTATAGCATATGATTCATTCAATGACGACATAGAGTTCGAACAGTATAAAGTGTTTAGTGCCAGTTGGTTAAGAGAGGCTTACAGAGTATTAAAAGACGATGGAAGAATTGCTTTGAACATTCCGTATGAAATTAACAGACAAGATAAAGGTGGAAGAATATTGATGGTTTCTGAATTATGGCAAATAATGAAGAACATAGGTTATAAGTTTTATGGTATTGTGGATTTGGAAGAAGATTCTCCACATAGAAGTAAGACAACTGCTTGGGGTTCATGGATGTCTCCATCGGCACCTTATATCTACAACCCGAAAGAATGTGTGTTATTGGCGTATAAAAAGACTCACATTAAAAAAGTCAAAGGAGAACCTGAATGGGTTGGTGAGGTTATAGATGTTGCACAAGAGGATGGAACAACTAAAAAGAAAACAGTATATCAAGAAGAACATAAGAAAGAGTTCATGGATTTGGTATACGGTCAGTGGGATTATTTTGCCGACACAAAGCAAATGACCAAGGCAACCTTCTCAATGGATATTCCGATGAAGGCTATCAAAATCCTAACTTACAGAAACGACATTGTCCTTGACCCATTCACAGGAAGTGGAACTAGCATATGTGCTGCGGAAATTAGTGGAAGAAGATGGATTGGGATTGAATTAAGTGAGAACTACTCGAAAGTTGCAAAGGACAGAGTTCAACATTTTGTAGACAAAAAGAAACAAGCGAAATTAAATTTCGAAGGAGGGGTTAATTAACCCCTTTTTTTTAACTCAATATATTTATTACCATGATTAAGCAAAATTGGAACATTTCGACAGATGAAGCTCAAAGAATT